ATCAGATCCTTGGCCAGACAGATCGACACGGCTCAAACATGATGGTTGGCAAGGGGCGCGGCGGAAAGCGAAGAATTCTTGGAATTGATAACGAGCATATGTTTAGCATGGGGGGCCTAAATAGGCCTATCTCAGATCTTGATAGGCAGTTAAACAATACGCCGCAATTCTCGTCATTCTCTGCACGCTATATGCCAAGAGATGTTCCTGTGGGCGGCGGAACATTGCTGCCGTGGATGACAAAAGGGAGCGGCTCTAGCCTTTCAAGAATTAAATTAACAAAACAAGAGCAAGATGCATCTGCGCGCGAAGCAAAAGCCTTAAGGGGAATCCTTGGCGGCAAGAGGTCAATGAAGATTGTTGAAGAATCTTTCTTGACTGCTGGCTACTCCAAGAGAGACACAGATAAGTACATGGAAACCCTCAGGACAAGGCTAGAGGCTGCTGCAATTACAAGAGAATCAGAGGCAGCTTCTGGGCATAGCGACGCTGGCAATTATAACAAAATGTTGCAGATGTCGCGCCGTTCTGGGGCGCAGAGAAAGCTTGCTTCAAGAACCAGAGCAACTGGGCGCGGGGTCATGCTCCCGCAAGACTTCAGAGGCGATGATTTCTCTGATCTTCCAAGGCCAATGCGCCTGCTTGGCGAAATGTTGCAAAGAAAAGACAGGGGCAGGATAGCCCGGCCAGTAGTTTTTGAAGATGAAACCAGGTCGTCTTTGGCTTCAGGAAAAGAGTTTATTCCTGGCCGAGCAAGCAAGGGTCCTGGCCGCATAGTTCCCCAGAACCTCGCTGGCCGAAGCCCAGAGCAGATTTTTGCAGAAGCGCTTGTTGCCTCGCACAACGCTGGCGTAAGAGTTCGAGAGATTGGGGCGGACCCAGAGAGACTGGTTAAGGCGCAGCTCCGCGCCATGGGTGTTACCGACCCGTATGACGTTGGCGGCAAAAGAATTGTTTCCCGACGCGATCAAATGACCGCAGCGCGCGCATATCAGCTTCTTAGAAGGCAGCAGGCGGGCCTTGGCTCAATTGCCTCTCTCGCGCCGGGATCAGTTGGTCTAAGTTCATTCTTGATGAGCCCTGGTGGAGATCAGGGTATGCGCAGAGACCTTCTTGCTGGAGCCCTAGATGAAATGAGCGGTTTTGAGGCATTCCGCGAGGTCAGTGCTGGAACAAGCGGAGCCCGAAGAGACAGAAGGTCAGGTCAAAGCGGAAACAGAAGAATTGGCCTAAAGGGCGGCTTCATTGCCACTGCGCCTAATAGATTCTACGTTCCGGGAATGGACGACGCTGCTGGGTTGAGGAATTTTGTTGTAGGGGCAATGACCCACAGAATGCCTGGCACACACGAGCAGGGAAAGCTTGGTGCACTAGCCGGTCTTGGGGTTCCAGGTGTTGGGACTAGCCTCATGGCTTACGAGCTTCGTCGACATGCGCGGGCAACAATGGAAGCCCGCAGGCGGTATCCCGGTGCCCTAGAGGCAAAATACGGCGTGTCCCCAGCGGATCTTCCTCGCTTAAATATGCGACCAGGATCTCCTGGCGGCCTTAGCCTAAAGGCCAGCGGCGCAGGAATGGGCTTGTACGAGGCGCTTGGCTTCGAATTTAGTGATCCGGAAAACATGGACACCCGCTATATGTCTATGGGCGGGGACAAGGTTGTTGACATGTACGGAAAAATCCGTGCAGAGATCAAGAGGGTAGAAGCTCGCCTTGCAGAACAGGGCATTGCCTACAGTCCAATGGAGTTTGCGCGAAGGTCTGGCAAGACATCGTACCCAATGCAGGAAAAACTTGTTAGGCGGATGGGTCCAGGAGATTCAAATTACCTAGGGCAAACCGCTTTTAGATTAGGCGAAGAAGATTTGCTTGGGCCATTTACGCGCGGAACAAGATTCTACCCCCAGAACGAAACGTATGTAGCTGGACCCCGTAAAGGACAGCCAATCCCAAGGCCAGCAGGGCACCGAGGCATTCCGTATTACCAAGTAGTGACACCTAGCGGTCTGCGAATTGACAATGTTCCGGCTGATGCCCACCGAAAGCGACTGCAAGAAATTATTGCAACTGTAGAAAGCTTCCACAAGAAGTATCCAGAACAAATGCAAGAGCTTGCTGGTCCAAGAAGTAGCGGGATAGGGTTTTCATACGCAAAATTGCATTCGGGCGCTGTAGGCACGGCAGGTATTGGTTCTGGGCCAATAAACCTGATGGACTATTTGCTTACGCCAGATTCAGCACACGACAAGAATGCATACTTTGATTACTACAAGTCAAAGAATCCTCGTTTTGCGAGCAAGGATGGCCTTGCCGGCAGGGCGCAGAGCATACACGGCGTCTTTGCCCATGAGCTCGGTCACGTAATGGCTGTTGACAAATATCAAGAAGCAATGAAGCAAAAAGGTATTAATCTTTACGGGTATCGGCCATATGATGAGTTTGTATACGGAAACAGAAGAGATGGCATGGGTCGCGGCGCCAGGGGCTTCCATTATGACTACAAAAAGGGCATGGCGCAGATGGACGCGCTTGCAAATGTTGGAGAGACTACTGGCGGAAGATTAAAGCCAGAAGATTTTTATTTGCCTGGAGAAGTAGACCGCCAAAGCAACCCGCAGGGAGGCGCTTACAGTGGCTTTTTCCATCCTGGCAGTAAGAAACAAAAAACAATGTATGGAAGTAACAAAACAGGATTTTTTGTAGAGGATGTTACCGAGCAACTCCAAATGCGAAAAATTGGCGAAATGATGTTGATGGGGAAGCAGGGTCCGCTTTCTAGTGTTCTGCCAAAGCAATATAAAAATATTGATGAAGCAATGCAGGCATTGTGGAAAATTGGCGGATATGGCTCTATTAGGGGGCAAATGCATGTTGGGACCGAGTGGATGGCTCAAATGTTTGCAAAATGGAGCAGTCGCGCATGGGGGGCGCCAGACGCTGCCCTTGGCGGGCATCCCGATGTAGACGCAAAAAATAAACTTGGCTATCGAGTTGCGCGCATTTTGGCAAGAAACAACCAATGGGCTGAATACAGCAAGCGCTCGGGTGGCATCGGTGGAATGCTTGGCGGTCTCCTTGGTGGGGGAAGACCAAACATCATGCAGCAGATCACGGGTGGGCAAACCTATGGAATGACGCTGCAGGACCTGCTGGGCGGAGACATTACCGGCATGGGCTCGCACAGCATCGGCCACTGGTCTGGCGGATCTGGAAAACAAATTCTCAACCTGAAGACCATGGCTGGAGAAATTAGGCAGGTTCTTGCGCAGCCAATAGGGGGCGATGCTTCACAGGGCGGTCGATTCCCAAACAAAGCAATGGAGATTCTTGCTGGCCTTCTTGGGGTGGATACTCCAACAATTCTGGAGCGCAGCATTGGCGGCAGGAGAATGGCGATTCAGCCAATGGCTCCAGGGGAAACCGCAATTGACTTTATCAATAGATTGAGTGCCCCACCATCGACAAGGGTTCCAGTGTGGGAAGACGACGAAATTATTGGTCACTTCTCTCGCCCGCTTGGCGCAGGAGCAACTGATCCATCCCTCGCACAGCAGCCGTGGCTTGCAAGCAGGGGCGGAAGGCGCATGCAAATCCTTGACCACCTTGCGCAAACATACGACCGCCACGGACTTAACTACCTTCTCAATTTGGTTAATCCCCAGGCTGGCGTTGGTCAGCCTGGAAATTATCGCGTTACTGCCATTGACCACGATCTGACCCTTCGCCCGCCGGGCAAGGGCGGAAGGAAAGTCACTGGTGGTGGCGGGCAAATTGGTATCCCTGGTGCATTCCAGGGAGACCAGATGAAACTTGCAAGGGAAGAAGCCGCTACCCTTGCGGGCGTTATGACGCGGCGAAAAGTTATAGAGCCGCAATTGCTTGAAGCATTGCGAGCAGGGGGATATAGTGAGCAGGAAGCACTCGCAACAGTCGATGCTATCTTCAGACGCGCACGTGAAGCGTTTAGGAGTCGCATGGCTGAATCGCGGGGCGCAGCCCGGCCGGACGGTCGGGAACTATCACGAAGATCAGGGGGTGGCAGTATGAACGGCCTGACAAACCCCTTTGCCCAATACAGCAAGCGCAGCGGCGGCGCAGCCACAAAAGATCCATATACATCCTTGCAGACCGCCTTTGAGCAGGTCACCCTGACTGCCATCAAGAACCTGAAGGTATCCCTTGCTGGCCAAAAGATAAGCCCAGCGCTCTTTAGACAGAGTATTGAGTCGTTCCAAAAGACCATTCTTGACGCAGCTACGGGCCAAGGAGAATTTGCTGGCGGCTCGATGCAGAAGGCGCTGCGCGGCATTGCACCAAAGGCACGCAAGTCCATCATGGGCATGTTCGGCGGCATCCTTAAGGATATCGAAGACACGGGCACCGCAGCATTTAAGAGGGGCGACCTGAAGGGCATTCCTCTTCGCAAGGTGCTATTCAGCATGCTTGGGTCAGTTGCCTCAACCTATGCGCCAGACATTGCGCAGATTGCCGCAAATCCAGCGTTGCAGGGGAAGAAGCCAAGTGGTCGAAGAGACAGAATCCCAGGAATTGCTGGGATAAATAAATACGCCGGTGGACTACAGCAGCTCGGCGGAGTTCCAATAGCCCCAGGATTGCGCCTTGCTGGCTCCGCCACGCTTGATCAGCACCTATTGGATCAAGGGTTTAACCCAGAAAACTATCGAGGCAGGGCCGGACTTGTTACCGACCTAGTGCAAAAATATATACCAAGCAGCCCAGGCCTCCCTTCGGGACTTAGGTTCACAGACACGCTCACCCCAGACGCAGAAGGTCGAAGTTCTTGGGGTAACTACATGCCAAGTAGGGGTGCGGGCATGGTTGGGCCGGGAACGGCATACCCAGATGATCGCGTTGGACAGATTTCTCTTGACCTTGGTAGCCAGGGGGGCATGCGGCGAAACGGTTTGGACAGAAGCACAGTAACCATTGGCAAGCTACTGGCAACGACGGCACATGAAATTACGCACAAAATGGTTGATGAGGCACAACTGGAAGCCGCAAAACTTTCTATTGGAAAAACTGACGCAGAAAAAGAAGAAATTCTCAAAAAGGTTACGGCCGCCAGGGGCGTACCGCAGAAAGATAAGTATAGGGCATACTCTGGTATTTCCGGGGAATACATGTTTGTGCCAAAGGGCAGTGCCCCAATTGGCGCACGCCCAATACCGCTGGGCAGCGAACAAAACCCAGAGGGCTACAGCTACATGGAGCTGCCAAAGGGGTCAATTACAGAATCGCAATACAAGGCGTTAAGCCCCAAAGCCAAAGCATCTTACGAGCCGGGCTACGTAACTGCAGATCAAGCAAGGGCAATTGACTCTAATGCAGGTGGGCAACACATTAACGTCCCTGGACACTTTGGGCCACAAGCAGCAATGCTTGACGATTTTGGCGCTGGGGTCACGGAATACGCACAGCTACTTGCAGCATCTACAAGAATCCTGCAGCCAGGGGAAACAGAAGCAAGCCTGCTCAGGTCTACGGCACAAATGAATGCTGGGTCCAGAGCAAACATAACTAGCTTCTCTGCGGCAACCCCAGGGGTTGCGGGGGTCTTGAATCCATTCCAGGGCGGCCTGCTGAAGGCGTTTGACCTGTCGCCAACGCTTGGCGTTGGGACGGCAATGAAGCCAGTTGCGGAATTCCTTGGAGCGCTCCAAAGAAACATGTCTGCTCAGATGACTGACTCAGCAGCCGCTGGCGGACTTGACCCCAAGGATCTTGGCGGGATGTTCACAAAGGCTCTTGCTAAGGCAATAGAGGCAACGCCGAAGGGCGAGCGAGCTAACGTTCTTTCGGCAATACGCCCGGAGAGAATGCTTGACGCAGCTGTCATTCTTGACAGCATCGGTAGAGCAAAAAATATTCCGGCGTTGACGCGGATGATTGATGCGGGCGGGGCAGTTCCTGCAGTTTCAAGCCCGCATGGCATTCTGGGTTCAGACGCGGAATCAGACGCAGACGTACAAAGAATTAACCGAGAACTTGCCCGGGGAGGAGGAAGGGGGTCTCGCAGAGGAAAGCCAGCGCCCGGACCGGCCCCAACCCCAGGCGCAGGACCCGGACTTGGATCTTTGCCACCAGACAGGGTTGCAGTCATTTCCCCTAAGGGCGCTGACTTACTCAGCAAGCTCACAGAGATTTTGTCCATGGGTCTTTCTGGTGGCGGCAAGGAAAATATTCCTTTGCGCAAGGTCCTTCGTAAAGAAGCCGGCCTACCTGATCGCCCGCTTACTGGAACGCAGCTTGCCACGGATAGCCTGACTTCTTCTGGCATTGCTGCGCTTGCAGAGCAGTTCCCAGAGCTTCTGCCATTTGTACGAGAGTACAGACCAGATCATCCTCTCCTTGGCGCGCAGCCAGGCTCTAGGGTCCCCGCCACAAAGCGTGGCCGACGTGGCGGCCCAGTGGGCCCAACCGGGTCTGGCTCAACGGCGGTGCAGCCATACGTTGACACCATGGACCCAGACTATTACCAGAATCAGGCCGATGCAATCTTTAGCTCCCGAGTTACCGATGCCTTCAACATGCTTGGCGGTCAGGGCGGCCTTGGCTATTCGCCACGGGGATTAGGCAACCATATGAACGTCCTATTGGACGTAATGCCAGAAGATCAACTTCAGGGAGGCATAGACAAGCTTAAGCAGTTTGGCGCAACCATGAAAGACGCCTTCCTGAGCTCCAAGCCCGTAGTTGGTTTGATGCAGGACTTTGATGATGCGGTGCTTAGGGCGGCAGACGGGTCATTGGACTTCAGTAAATCACTTGATGCGGCAACCGCGAGTAGCGGTGGGTTGGTAAATCAGCTGAAAGAAACGGTAAAGCTTGCCGTTGCATTCGTTCTTACGCAGAACGCTGCTAATGCTATTTACCGATCTATTAGCCACCTCTCCTCAGGTTTTATCCAGTTTAACCAGTCGCTTGAAGACGCCAAGGTAGGCTTCTCGACACTGTTCTACAACGCTGGCGATTCCATGGGCGTGGCCGAAGGTCGCGCAACTGGAATGATCGAGCGCTTGAAGGAATTTGCTAACGTCACGCCGTTCTATTTCACGCAGCTGCAAGAAGCAGCTGTCCGAATGCAGGCGTTCGGTCTTGACATCGGGCAGGTTCTGCAGAGAGACCCAAATACGGGCGAGCTTGTTGGTTACATTAAGAACATCGGAGACGCAGTAGCCGCACTCGGTGGTGGCGATGAAAAGATCATGCGCATTACGTATGCGCTTGGTCAGATGAACTCTGCTGGTCGCGTATATCAAAACGACATGATGCAGCTGGCAAACGCCGGTATTGCTGGATACGAAATCCTTGCTGAGGCTCTTATTAATGAGCTTGAAGCCAAGGGCAAGGACATGACTAATGAGGATAAGAAGATCCTCAACGACCTGTACACAAACCGCGTAGAGGCAATTCGAAAGCTGACAACTTCAGGAAGAATCTCTGGTAAGGCTTCGGCTGCTGCCATTCTTTCTGGACTTGGCGAAAAGTACGGCGGCGGAATGGAGCGGCTGTCCAAGACGATGACAGGTGCGTTGAGTACCGTTTCCGACATGTCTCAATCGCTTGTTGCAACATTGACTGGGCCTCTGTACAACGCAATTAGAGACCTAGTTGTTGAGTTTGCGGGCGTTTTGCAAAGACCAGAAACTTTGGCCGTTTTTGTTACAATGAGCCAAAAGTTGCAAGGTTTTGCTGCTACGATAAAAGAAGCAATTCCTGCAACAGTTGCTACAATTGTTAATGCATTTACCTATCTTGGCGGAATTATTGCTAAGGTCTTTGGTGGATCTGGCACCGCAAGCGCTGTTGACCTCCTAAGGTCAGGCCTACAGACAATAGGGGATCTCCTTTCTAATAATGTAGTAAGAGCCGCTATCCTGGCAAGCGTTGCACTAAAGGCAATGATGTCAGTTGTTTCGGCAAACCCGCTTGTTGCGACTATTGGCATTGTTCTTGCGGCCCTTGGGGCCCTCCGTCAAGCTTACGAAAGTAACTTCCTTGGCTTTGCGGATACAGTAGACAACGCAATGGCACCGCTTGCGGAGATGGGCCCGGATATTGCCGAGTCTATTATCCCGGCGCTCAAAGAACTTATTGCTGCTGCGGCTCAGGTTATTGGCGGCGGTTTGGTTCTTGCGCTAAAGGCGGCATTGCCGATTATCTCCGCTCTTGCCGCCGCTCTTGGCGGCATGGCTGGAATCCTTGAAAAACTAGCCCCGCTCATTGGTGCATTCATGGGGGCGTGGATTGTAAAGAAGGTTGCCATTGAAGGAATGGCTATTCTATTTACCAAACTGCAGAATGCAGCCGCATCAGCCGCAATGGCTGCTGGTGTTGCTGGGGTTCAGATGTCTTCGTGGGGCAAGCCTGGGGCAACCTACTACTCACAGAAAATCCCTGTCCGAGCAGAAACCGTGGAGACAGAAGATGGACCGGTAACTGTATATAGGTCTGCCGCCCCAGAAGAGGGGCCGGGTGCAATCTCTAAGGGTGTTTCAATTGGCGATACGGACAAGGCTAGAGGCGCCATTGCTGGGCACATGCCGTTTGAGAAAATGTATGCCCTACCGCCAGAGCTTGCAAAAGTTCGATTGCAATATTTGTCTAACGAAGGGATTATTAACCCAGCAACCAGGAAGCTGGCCGGTCTTGATGAGCAAGCCGGTACTGCGCAGGGTGCGCGCCCGGAAAATAAAATTTTGCGATCAAGAAGTATGGAAGAGATTCTAGCCGAATCAGGACGAGTTACGATAGAGCAAATTGTAGAGGCAAGAAAGCAGCTAAGGGGAGACCAAGCACTTCAAGAGGCAGGCCTTGTTGATGTAAGTGAAACTGGAGAAGTTACCCCAAGCGAGCGAGGGAGAAGGTTCCTTCGAGAAAAACTTGAAAACGAACGTCAACGCCGAGCATTTGATAATGATATTTCAGTAGAGGAGCAGGTAAAGCGTGACCAGGCAGAGGCTGCAAGCATTAGGCAAGCCAATAAAGAGGGCCAAAAAGTTCTTGGCTATGTGCCAAAGCCAATTCCTGATTATGCAATAACCCCAGCGCAATTAACTCCTGAAGAGGAGCTGCAAGCGCTTCGTGGGCTAAAGGGAAGAACCTTTAAGGAAGGGTTTAATTATAACTATACGGCAGAGCTTTCTAGGCGCCATGCCGAAGCCAGAGCGGCGGGCAGGTATAGAACCGGCCTGGACGGATCAGAAATCCCAAACCTTGGACTTACAGGAAAACTGCGAGCGCGAGGCGTTGCTACCGTTAAGACAATAAGCGACATGTTCGCCATGGGCGGACAAACCGAAATGATTGGCACGGCAGCTGATAAGTTTGGCAGCCTTGCCATGGCCACAAGCGGATTGCTGATGGGCTTTGAGGCTCTTGGCTCTACCGTTGGGATTAGCAGCAAGGAAATGCAAGGCTTCTCAACGGCCCTTATGGGCATGGCTATTGTTTCAAAGGGCGTTGCTGCTGCAATGGCGGGAATTAGTGCCGCTGGCGGCCTAAAAAACGCCCTTAGTGGTCTACTTGGCTCAATGGGCGGGCCAATCGGTGCATCAATTATGGCCGCCGTGGCGGGAGCAGTATTTGTTGCGTCCGAGCTTTCTAAGCACGAAGCGGAGGCCAAAGCCTATAAGGATCAACGGGCAGCAGACAAAGAGCGAGAAAAAACAATCAAGACCAATTGGAACGAAAGCGGGCTTGGATATCAAGTTCCGCTGATGGCTGGCGGCGAAGCGCAATATGATCTTTATGGTTTCTCCGATGGAAAGACCCTTGGTGGAAATATGGGTCAATCCAAGATTGAAGAGTTGGTTGCGCAGGGCCTGTTTAAGAAGGAGGCCGGGGCAATCCCGGGAAGATTTACCTACACCCCAACAGAGGCGGGTAGAGCAAAGGGATACATTAGCGCAAAGGCGCTGACGCAAGCTGCAACTCCGACGTTTGGTTCTGCCCCAACTGCGGCTGTTAACAGAGTAGACGACCTTCTTGTCAGCTCCACTGGCGGAATTATGGAAGCCACGCCAGCGGAAAGAATGGGACAAGAAAATGCAGATAAGCTGCAAGAGCTTCTTGCAATGGGAGTTGTTAGCGAAGATTTCATTAATCAACTTGTTAAAGATATTAGGCGCGAAGACAGTGCATCATTTGGAAGCGCTTTGATCCTTGGCCGTCTAGGGGAGCCCAGGAGTGAGGAGTCTCGCCTAAGATATGGCTCTGCCTATAGCAACGCTTTTGATGAGCAGGCATTTGGTCTGTTCAGCACGTTCGATCCAAAAGATTTTATGACCGAAATCTTGAAATCGGAAAACACAGACCGGGCAATCCTTAATAAGCATGGACTCAGCCAATACTCGTTCTCTGGAGAGTATGGAAAAGAAGGCGTGCCAAACGAGGCAATTTTCTCAACGTCTGAATCTTTAAAGCTGCTTAATGATAGCCTAGACGACGCAAGCAAAGCGCTAGACGAAGCAAAGAAAAAACTTTCTAAGCTGTTTGATCCATTTGCAACTGCATTTGAGCAGTTGATGGGTAGGGCTAAAGAGCTCCTGCAAAAAGAGTTTGAGCTAGAGCAGCAGCAACTAAACGCTGAAATGGAAGATGCTCTGTATAACGTTGACGCGCTATACAACGGCGAGACCATGCGCCTTGGAGTCCTTGAAGAGCAATACGCCCTGCTGCAAGAGCAGCGAGCGGAACAGGAAAAACTTAATGCTCTCAATGACGCGCAAGAAAATGCTGCACGGGCAACGCTTGGCTTGTTTGACGCCCAGCAAGACCCGATTCAGGCTGCGATTGCAGCGCGAGAAGCTGCTCAGAAGCTGCAAAAAGAAGAGCAAAACTATCAGATGCAGCAGATGTCTGAGTCTATTGAGCAGGCCAAGGGCAGTGTTCAGTATCAGCAGACAACTACGTACTATGACGAGAAGAAAGCCACCCTTACTGCGGATCAGCAAGAGCGATCCAGGCGCCTAGAAGAGCGCGCGCAGCAGCTTCTTAAGGATATTCAAGAAGGCAAGATTACCGTGGCCGCAGCTCAGGAAGAGTTTATGGCCATGTTTGGCGATGCCGGACTTCCGCTTGAATCTATTCTTGAAACAGGCAACTTCCAAGGCGAAGCCCTTGCGGACATTATGGGTACCGCATTTGCCACGCGATTCCAAGAGCTTGGCGACATTATTGCCACCACAATGGCAGATGTTGTCAGGGCTGGTATTGCGGCGGCAGCAGCTGAGGCAAACGTCGACGCCATCGTAGAACAGATTGACAAAATTGAAAACAAGAAAGATAAGATTAAGAAAAAGGATGTCGAAGCCGAACGAGACCGGATGAAGCAAGTCCTTATAAAGTCTCGGGCCTCTCTTGATGCATACTCAATTAGCGAGGGTGTTCTTGGCACAGAAGCTGGCAAAAAGGCCAACGCCGCATCGGCAAGCCTTGTATCGCTGATTGACGATTTAAGCAAAATGAACTTCTCCCAGTACGGTGAGTACCTAACAAGGGCTCAGTTTGGTACAGAGTTTGACCGCATTTACAGCGTCATGGATAACATTTACAAGACCTTTGGTCCATTGCAACTAATTAACCCGACTTACGGTGATAGCCGTGATCGAACCGACCCAACGCAGCCAGTAATCAGAACGAGACCGCCAAAGCCAACGACATACCCAGTTGGACACAGCGCAAGTACCGGAGCATGGTATCCACTTGGCGATGTGGAATGGGGATTCTACGATCTAACGAGCACTTTGATTGAAAAACGCGCCAAGGGTGGGCCAGTTGGCGCCGGTCAATATCTTGTCGGGGAGCGTGGGCCAGAAATGCTCACAATGTTCCCAGACGGCGGTGGCTATGTCACGCCAAACCATGAGCTTCCAAGTAGCATTCAGTCTTCGTCTGGCGCGCTTAAGGCGGGCAAGCGGGGACGATACTACGGCGGCCTGGTTGGTGTAACTGGTCGAGCTGGCGGCGGCTACGTCGGTCCAAACCGAGACACCTGGAACTATGACAGCCCGTCAGAGAGCTTTACTAGAAGCTTGGGCTTCATTGGCGATCCTACAGGCTTTGAGCAGTACGCGTTTAACGAGTTTATGAATAGTCAAAGCAACACAAAAGCTCAGAAGAATGAACTAGCCCGTAGGTTCCCAAAGCAATACGCTCGCTATGTAGCAGGAAAGATTCGCAGTGGCGGTCCAAGAGGTTGGAGCCCAGTCACGGGTCGAGCCGATGGCGGATATCTTGGGGGATGGGATTCTTGGGATAGGCCACAGCCAACCGAGACGCCAATTCCGGACACAACGGGTGGCCACGGAATAGATAGCTGGGGCGCGCCAATCGCAGACGAAAATCTTGTTAAGGGTATCCCCGCTGGAAGAGTTCATTTCCTCGGCGACCTAGACCCTATTCAAAAAATTTGGAACAAACTTGGTCCAAACAGTGGGAAGGTTGGCGGAAGCGGAAATAAAATTCGTTTTGACTGGGGCGACGTAATTATCTCAGATGATTACGCAAGGACCGGTCAGACGGTTGACCTAGCAGCCCTATCAGAAGCTGCAAGGCTATCGCTTGCATCGGCCCCAGAAGACATGTTTGACCCAAGCGATAGAACAAAAAGAGTCACAATCGTTGTTGTGCCAGATTTAGGGGATGGGGTAGTGGGTCGAGTAAAATACCCGACCGGACCAAGAAAAAACCACATTTACCTTAGCCCTCAGGGGACCACCTCTCAGGGCCAATCATGGGATTTTAACAAGCGCGGAGATGCCAACACTAGCGGGTATTTAGAAACAATTGCCCACGAAACCGGCCATTTAGTTCATTCAAGAAAACACGGGACGCCGCTACTCAGGGGGCAAGGAATCTTTTCTCCGCTTGTTAGCTTGTTGAGCCTTGGAACACAGGGCGGCATAGGCTTGCCTATGGGAATCCTAGAGAGAATTGAAAAGAAAAATCCAACCCTAGCGTTAGCGCTGGCAAGGGTGTTCCGACTTCCCGGGCTTGCGGTAAATACTCAGGGCCGGCTTGCCGACCTGAATAGGGACGCTTTTGTGCGGTCGGCGGCGGACCAGGGCGGAGATGTTCTAAATTGGGCAGAGTTTTCTGGAAAGAGTCCTGCTGTAAGTTTCTATGGAATGGGTTCGCCAGCAGAAAATTACGCAGATTCATTTAAGTATCACGTATTGGATCAAGCTCCGGGGAGGCATGGGGAAACCCTTGGGGAATCCATTCTTGGTTCCGAGCCCCGCCTGGAAGAACCAAGATTCAAGTCTGGAACCGGATGGGATCAGGTTCAAATAAATGACCCAGAAGCACAATATAAAAAAGAGTTGCTGGAATGGAGAAAAAGAAGAGCCGTTGCCGGAACTTCTAAAATCTTAGCAGTAAGAGAGGGATGGCAAAACATTCACGACAGCATAAACAGAAAGTCAACTTTCCCCGTTGACGGAAAAGACGCTGCGTATAGGGATGTGGCTGGAGGACAGCGGCCAGATTCCTTTACGCCAACCTATAGGTCCAGCTCGGGATCTAGCGCAGTAGGCGCTGGGCTAAAAGTATTTGACAAAAATATGAACACAAAGAAGGGCAACGTCTTTGCCTCTCTTGCTGCTGATATTGGTCAAATGGCAGCATCTGGCCAGTGGGATTTCGGCAGACTTATCTTTAACAGAATCTTTGATTTGCTTGGCGCGATACCAATGATTGGCGGCAAGCTTTCGGTTATTGCTGGTCTTGCTACAACGCTACTTAGCGGTGGCGACGTTGGCCGAGCCGGAGTCGGCATGATTGGCTCTTTGCTTGGCGAATTCCTTGGGTCCATGGCGCTTGCCCCAATTGGCATGCCGTGGCTTGGCGGATTTGTAGGCGGCATAATTGGCGGCGCGTTGTCTGACGCGATTTATACTAATATTATAAATCCAGCTGCAGCCTCAAAGCCAAACGTAATGGTTGGCGGCGGAAAATATGGTGTATATAACCCTGGTCCGAACATGCCAGATATTACCAAAATCCTGCCAGAGCAGCGAGCCTTTGGTGGGTCAATTGGCAAGAACATGCCATACCTTGTTGGTGAGCGTGGGCCAGAGCTCATGATCCCTGACAGCAGTGGCTACATGTTGCCAAATACCGGCTTGCGGGCGTTGCAGGCTCCAGGGGACTTGCGAATGGCTGGCGGAGGCGCGACAATCAATGCGTCCGTCACCATTAACAACCCTGTTGTGTCGGATGCCGCAGATATTGATAAACTTGCCGAGAAGGTAAGTTCGGCACAGGTCCGCACCCTCCGTGCGGCAGGCTTCATGAGGCCAAGTTGATGAATATAACAAAAGACCTGAAAGTAGAAATACAGCCCAGGTTTGAAGGTGCTACCGACCCGTTGGCGTTTTACGACGTCACGGGTCGCGTAGACGCCAACGCTTTTGAATTTACATCAAGTGCCGACGGATCAACCGCCAATGCGGACATTGGCCTGTATACGCTATTTCCCTTTTCTGGCAAGCGCTGGAACGAGTACGCCGCAACTGAAGCTGAGTCGATTGCCGAAGCGCTGCTAGACCCAACGTTTAGGTTTGAGATCCCGCTACGCAGCGAGATAAAGATATCTCAGTCGTATGGCGACCTATCTAAGTACTACGCCGTCACACACTACAGCCAAAGCGGCACTACGGTAACGCTTACGCTCGATCAGTCCCACACGCTTATCGTGGGCGACTCTTTGGTGGTTACCCTGGCTGGGGACACAGCGCGCTCGCCAGACCCCTTAATGCTTGGCGGTCAACGAACGATTACCGCCGTTACCAGCACGACTATTAGCTACGCAGAGGCCACGTCCAGAACCATCTCTCAGACCGCCGTTGTTTCTGGGACAAACTCTGCTGCTCTGTATGAGCAGGTAACCGAACTGCTCTTCGGCGGCATCATGATGTCTGTTGAGGAGAAGCGCGCTGGCGGGGTAATCCTGCAGCAGGTCACGTGTGCGGACTATACGGCCCTGCTTGACGAGCGCGTTATTGACCGCTACCGCGTGCCGCAGGATACCTACGGCTGGGAGATGATTGTTGGTGGCGAGCTGTATGAAGCGGGAAGAATAGGCGTCAATAGAATCTCTATTAGCACGCCCGATGTTGCCTTGCACACGTTCACCCAGGTCTCATATAATTCAAAGAACGGAGTGCAAAAAGCCGAAACCACAACCACTCACGGAATCCGCCGTAACGAAAGATTTAAATACAGCAGCAGCGGCTATGAGTATCAAGTTGTTGGGCTTTGGGAGGGCACAAACTCTTCTGGAATTTACTATCAGGTGTGCAATTCCGTAAATGCTGGTGCCATGATTGCGAATGGCCAGCAGTTCAAGCTGTGGAATCATGAGGTCGTAGTTGACAGCGCGGAAGACCACCAGCTGCAGGTTGGGCAGGCGTTCAAGGTAAACAATCAATCGCATACGGATACAAGCCTATGGAACGGCATCGCTAAACTTGCAAACACAAAATACATTGTTGACATCATTGAAAACTCTCGCAAGTTTTTCTTTGTTCACCGCGTAGCGACTCCATCCGCAACCGCCTCCACCCCGTTTACTAACGCAAATATTGTTTCCCCATTCCTTGCTTCTGGATATGATCCCGTCCGCAAGAAAGAGAGCACAGATAAGGCTACATTTACAACGGCTACACCACATGGCCTCTCTGGCGCGGATGTCGTATTAATATCTCCCGAAACTTATAATCAGCTTGCACCCTGGACTGGTGGCTTTAGTGCCGTTGCGACCGCCGATGGAACTTGGTACACAGGAACAGTTTCAGACGTTGCGGACGCAAACAATTTTCAGGTCCTGTATGCAAGCTCTGGCGGAGAGGCAGAGGCGCGTTTGCTGTATTACGATGAGGAATACCCTCTTGAAATTCAAGCAATTACTACTTCTATCTTTGAATCTATTCGATCCACGGACCCATACAACGAAGACTACGACGGTCTCGGAATCAACTATGTAGACAACGTTGACCACGTAGAAAACGTGCGCTACAACCCCATCCTTCGGCAATGGCTGCCTGGTTACCCAGCAAAAGCCTACGAGGACAGTGACGCTATTGATCGAATTACAACAGTTGCAGATTTTGTTGCGGAGCTTTCGCCAACTTTAAACTCTTATGCTTACGACCCTATTGTTTCAACAAACACTAGCAACGTTAAGCACATGCCAAAAGTGGTCATTAACCAGGGCTCCCCAAAGCAGCACCTCTTGCAGAAGTCGCTTGTTTTGCCTGTTTACATTGAGGCAGGAGAGCTTATTATTACCGCTTTTAACGATTGCGCTGAGGGAGATAAATTCTATTTGAAGAAAATAGAAGGCATTACTAGCGGCGCAAGTCCAGCGTTTAAAACATTCACCGCCAATGAAAATACAAGCGCAACTGAAATACGGGCAACTATTGAACCAGAAAACGCGACGTTTGACATGGCGGCTGGCGGAACGGCAGAAGTTGTTTTGCTTCCAGTTCACAACGAGCAAACTGGAAGGCTGAAGCTCTACACCAGCAGGCACCACGCCATAAGAATTGGAGAAACAATTAAAATAAATAATTACGATATTACAGAAAGCCAACAATACGAAGGTGGGCTTGACAATGAGTTTGTTGTTGAGGAAGTTTCTTCAAAGCTTGAAGACGCCACCAAGTCATTTAGCAGCATTAGCATTGGCGTCGGCTCAGAAGACCCTGGAATGCAGATATTCCCTAATCGAGAAACTCCGAGCAGCGCAACAACTTTTGAGGAGAGCGAAAAGTCTCTTGGCACCAGGTCAAACCGATACCGAATTATCCACGCCCGAAAGCAGAGCGGCGTTGCCGAGCTTACTGTTGTCATTGCAGAAGTCATTGTTGCATACGAAATTGTTGACGATAAGCAAATCAAGATAACGCTTAATGTAGAAGCCGACTCGTTTTCAACAAATCAGGTTGTCCGGATACTTGGTTTAATACCCCCTCTTTCTGCCCTCTATTCCGTTGTTGCCGTAAGCGGAAAGACCATTACTCTGGCATCGTACTCAAACAATACTATTTTTAGGTCAGCAAGCGCTGCGGTATCCGGAACTCCAACATGGAATAGCTCAACAAAGAGGCTAACCATTACATCCGCAACGCATCCTTTTTCAGTTGGAGAGTATGTAAACATTTATCAAAGCAGCGGTGGCACTAACCCTATCATCTACAGAGAAAAAATTGTTGATAAAACAAACAACACATTTACTATCCATAGGCCGTATAACCCAAGTCTTGGGTCTCTCACTGGATGCCGAGCAGCTTCTGGTTACCTCTGCGCATTCACCGCCCAATCTTATAGCGCGGGAACCCTAAAAACAACGTTCACCGCCGCCGCCCACCCGTTTGCGCTGGGGGATAAAGTTTCTATTCCCGGAAATGTTTATTGCACAAACGCTGAGGTGACTCTTGTTACTAAGGATACCGTTGTTGTAAGCACGGGTGCAGACGTCGGGGTTGCAAGCGGAACTTTGGTGCTTGGGGAAGTCCCAGCCCGAACAACGGCATCTAGTCTAACAAGATATTTTGATGCAAATTTTAAACGCGACGTTTTGCAAATTACAACAACTGATAGCCACGGGTTTGTTAGAAACCCGGCCTCTTTGATCGACATTGTCCCGCTTGACGTCATTGAGGAATTGGAATCAGAAGGCGGCATTGCCACTATCCTGCAAGTTGTTAGCGCTCGGGAATTTGTTGTTGGAGCGGACTCAACAGGATCGCTAACATCTGCTGGGACGCCGTTTGACATGATTATTGATAAAAATGTTGGTAATTTTGGCGCCGAAACTTCTTCTGCCCTAGGTATTGTTATGTCTAGGGTGGGCGAAGGTATGGTTGAAAATGAGGCTATTACCGTTAGCGGCGTTGGCGGTTCAATCTTTGACACAAGTTTCCCAAGGAGAATTGGCGGGATTAAGCACCGTGGCGTAACTCACGCAGAGAATGCCATGTCGATCTGGTGGGAAGCAAACGGCTTGGTGACGTTGTATTTTGCCGAGTCATTAGGCGCGGAGCTTGAAAGCGCGTTTATGCAGGGCCGATCTGTATACCTGGACATTAGCTCTGCCGAGTCTGGATATGAAAACAAGTTTGCCGGTATCCGCACATTGATAAATTCTGGTGCGGTGAAAGAGCATGATGAGCACGATGATTTGCGCGGCAGGGCAGTTGGCGACCGATACATTCAATGGAAGCAAGACGCCCCCGCCGCATCAGAGGTTGGGGCATACGCTGTTCGCCCAGGATCTGTTGTTAGTGCCGACGTTATTGAGTACGTAGACACGCAAACAAAGGACTCGCAAGATTATGAGGTCGCTGAGCCAAACCCGGAAAACAAAGGTATTGCCAATCTTAGCAATGTGCCAATTAGTCATTGGAGCTACCTCAATGGCGTGTTTAGATTTACCACAACAAAAAAGCATAAAAGAAAAGCCGGGGACACGGTGTACTTCTCTTCAATTGGGTCCATGGTTCTAAATGGGCAATGGAACTTTAATAACATTTCTCCAACGAGCGCAAAAAAGAAAATCACCATTGTTGGAACTGCGGGCAATGTATTTGGCATTTCTGTAGGAGACGGTTCGTACAAGATTAAGTCTATCCGCTGTACCAATCCAACAACGGACAAGGACGCTTTTGAGGTTGAGCTATCAGAAGACTGCGCGGAGCTTGATTTCCCTAGCCTTGGGTTTGCCCTTAAGGGAACATTGGGAAGCCTGATGAATAACAATAACCTTTCTGGCGCTTCCAGAGTTAGTGCAAGGAAGTTTGTGTTTGAGACACAGTTCCCCGTCTCGGGAATACTTGCTGCTGGAAAAGTATTTGTAAACGCCGGTGCAACAATAACGTTTAAAGAAAAAATTAAAACAGCTTTTGCTACAAACCTGAAAGCATTTTTTAGGGGAATAAGACCAAGCTCAACATCCACTTCGGATTGGTCTAAGATAAATATTGATTCTCCTTTTAAACAAACAGCAACAGATGGCACTTCAGAAAAAAACTACGTTAACGATTTAAAAATACCAAAAGGCAACGGTGGCGCTTTTGCTCAAATGTATTACTACGAGTACCTTGCTAAAGTAAAAAACGGATCTTACACATCAAGTCTTGGGCATTACTACGTTACAACCGATGAGCCGCACAACCTTGGTGATCGACAGCCCGAAATTGTGTTTACGCCCAATGGCGGAAGTGCAATTAACGTTAGCGCAATTGCCGATGAAGAATTGCAAATGACTGTTACGGGGAGTAATACGTTTAAGTTTATAAGTGGGAGCGCAACTGTTTCCACTGCGGCGGATTGCACGGTGCAAACTAGGGCGGCATACGTTCCCGGTCCGACGCGGCCAACCATGCCTAGAAACCCAGATGTTTTTGTGGGCGGGAGAAAGGGGCTAAACTTTGTAAAGAGTAAATGGAGTCTCCTGCGAACAGATACAGCGTACCCATCATTTAAGCACAATGCTGTTGAGGGTTTTTTTAGTCCAAGCCTTGATTACCACCAATGGTGGACATTCGTTCTTAGGCCAAATACCACCACGTCTGACATGAAGATACTGCAACGCGGAGATAAATCTACGTACATGGCATTTGGCATAAACTCATCTAACCATCCGTTTGTTGAGTTGTGCGTAGGCAACACTGCCACATTTACAAAATATTCAATTGACGACATTACCATCGAGGACGAAGAAGAGTGCGTTTTGCAATTCGTAGTTGACGTCGATTCCGTGTACAGAACGGCATCTATAACTGCCTACAAAAATTTTGACGAAAGCGGCACGGCGGTAAGCGGTGCTCTGTATCAGGTCAGCGGACTGGAGATTGATCACAGCAGCCTAGACACCCTTGGCTATGGACCGGGAACTGTTGTCGTAGGGGCAGGAATTAAATCTGTTAGCACATACGAAGAGCCATTTGATGGGTACATTGCAGAAATTATTGGGTTTGATCGACTGCCAGCAACAAGCCCAAAGCCAGAATCCGAGCTGCTACGCTCCTGGCTATTGCACAAGTACGGCCTCGCTTCGCTGATTGACCCGGACTATGAGCCAGACTACAGGGACATTAACAATGTCCCAAATCAACGTTTGTCTGAAGCGTCGCAAGTAAAAGACACGCAATTTGGCGGTAGAACACTGCGACAGGTTCTTGACTACATTTCAAAAGCCAGCGGGGCGCAGTTCTGGGTTAACAAGAATAAAGAATTAGAATACCGAAAAATTAGCACAACAAACCTGGTGAAAAACCCCATGTTTGAGAATGATCGCGGAACTGGCAGTGTTAAAAGATGGAACGGCACTGCTGTGGGTCATACCTTGAAAAAAAATCTCGCTCTTGAATTTGATCGGACCGCAGGACCGTGGGGATATGGATATGCAATGGAGGCGTCTGGAACTTCCGCAACGTCAGTCTATTCAGACTTTATTAATATTGGTCCGTCAGAAGAAACTCTTGCGGCTGGTGACAAGTTTTTTGTTTCCGCATATGTAAAATCTTCTGACGTTACGCGCATGGCAGTCCGCGTGCATTTTTACTCTTCAGCGACAAACACAGTTGGCGCAGGATACTCCACTAGCTACGAAGACCTATATGACGGCTGGTGCAATAACAACGAATGGCGAAAGATATGGAAGATTGTTCAAATTCCAGTCGGTAGCTCTAAGTTCACCGTAGGCCTTCTTGCCCTTTCTGGGGCCACCTCTGAAACACACTACTGGACAGACATTCGTGCCGTTAAGCTAACTGGCGAATTTGGTTTTGCCGACGAAGGAAACTACAGCCCCAACGTATTGCTGCTCAACAACGGTGACACTAGCGCGGATTTGCCAATAGCAACCTACCCGTTCGAGGCCCCTGACAATATCCGCAGCGCTGGCGCCTCGGCAAACAGGCTGTATTTGTACACCACTATCCCAGACTCTGACGAAAACGGGATAACAACTACTGCCATTTCCTCTAATCAAGAGCTGATGGAATATACATTTGACCACGTTCAGGGCGTGTGGAACTCTCACGGAAAGATTGTTGAGGGTAGCAAGGCAGAGGAGGCGGCAAGAACTTTGAAAGAAGTTTCTGGAAAAGCAAGTGCGTTCTTTAGCGAAAGTGGTCAATCTTCTGCAAGTTATCAATTTGAACATCCAAACAACGGCCTACCCGGCCTTCTCACCCCCGGTTCTGTGGTTCCATACTTCTGGTCAGAAGTTGACATTTGGGAGCCAATGATCGTAAAGAGCCAGAGCACCAAGCTAATTGGCCCAGAAATGTATCACACGGTTACCCTGCAGCAAGAGCCAGACTATCAAAAGAATGCGCTTGTGCTAATTGGAAGGCGAACCATATCGGTGGATCTTGCATCTGCCGCGCCCGCTTCCGAAAGGCCACCAGCACCACAAAGATTTAATGTTGAAGCAAAAGACCCTGACGGTTTTGCCAGCACTATTGACACAGTGTTTGACCTTACTTGGTCGTACCCATTTGGCGATGCAACAACTAAGGGAGTGGAGGTTGGCGGCTTCCAGGTCCAGGTTCGTAAGCGCTCACGCGCCTTAGTAACATTAAGCAAGAAGCAAATAGGAACTACAGAAAGAAAGGGAAAAACGGTGGCTTGGTCTGCTTCCAACGGAGAGCCGCAAACTCTTGTTTCAATGTATGGTAAATTTGCAGGCATTGAGATTGGGAATCCTGTAAAGATTACAGGGGTTCCGGAAAATAGCGCAAAAAACAAAATTACTCCTAGCGGCATAAGCTTTAATGGTACATTCAGAGTTCACAGTTTGATATACGGTGACGCAAATGAAACACTTGTGGTAGGATTTAAGTATTACGTTATGACTCCGCCAGAAACAAACGAGGCGACCGAAGAGACGTTTGTAAGCACTCCTGCGGGGTATTATCTCAATAAAGCACTCACTGCAGCATTTACCGTTTCGTACAAAAAGGAACAAAAAGGAAGCTTTGGGCCATGGCTAACAGATACCAGCAAGACGTTGTCGGTCAGCGGCGCGGCCACCCGGGCGGCGTGGGACCCGTCTAAGCTTGCCGTGGACCCATCGGATACCATTGGAAATGAAAACGTTGATCAAGACTATCAATTCCGCATTCGCGCTATTTCAAGAACTGGGGCGGGGCAGACAAAAGTAGATACTTACTCGGAGTGGGTACAATACCCAATGGCTGATGACGCCATCACTATTGGTGGCAAGGGAGTACTTTAATATGGCAATAAAAAGAAGATCTGGAGATAAGAGGAGAACAAAGTTTCGCAGCGATCCCGTTGCGGCTGCGGGGCAATCAGTTTCAGGATTTTCAATTGACGGCCCAAACATAAGTATTGTCAACCCCTCCACAACGCAGGACTCCTCGGGAAACATCGTCCCCCCAGGATCTTCCATTATGTCTGTGGGGCCAAACAGCGCAACGATTAATGCTTCGTACATTAAAACAGGCGTCCTTGATGCCAACCTTATGCGCACGGGGCAAATACAAACCATTGCCTCTTGGAACAGTCGCTCTTACGGCTCTGATTTTGATGCCATTGAGGCGCAGCAGGGCTTTACGGGTGGCTACGTCTACCTGCAAGACTGGTCAACGGTCTCGGAGAACACGGTCTACGCAGAGTTTGCCCCATGGGGAACCTACGAGTCTGGCACCACTACGGCTACCGTTGGGGCAAGCGCAATGTTTGAAGTTGGCGATTACGTCCGCGTTACTGGCGCCTATTTTGGTGACCCAGACAACCTTACCCGATCTATTGGGCAAAACGCTAACGTTGGAATTATTGACCAGAATGATGGCCCGCTTGGCTATGGGGAGATTGTTGCGGTCGATACCGTAGGAACTGGCGTTACCTACACGGTTGGCGATACCGGAAAAAGCCTTTTGGAATCTAGTTTGGTTGCACAAACGCAACAGTACATACCAACAATGTCCAGAGCAAACCAGGTTCTCTCTATTGATGCGCAAAGAATCTCTGGACCCAACCCTGCAGGGATATATTCTGTATTTGTCACAACGGTAAAAGAGCACGACCTTGTCGTTGGCGATTACGCTGAGCTTGCTTCGTGTGGCCCTGTCTACTCGGGCGTCTGGTACATTGTTAGCGTTCCGTCAACTAGGCAGTTTGTATTCCGCCACCGTTTTAACCTTGATTTTGGTGCGCAAATTTCTTCTGATTCCCTGCCGTCCATTGACGCCCCCGTGGCAATCCGCGTGCGCAAGGCGTACTCCGTCACGTCAAACGGCGACTTGACTTCTGCCTCATTGAACATCCGCACCGCTAAGACCCAAGACGGCGGAGAGCCAGTCTTCCAGGTGTTGAACGACAGCATTGTTATCCGCAAGCCAGACGGCACAATCTTGCTGGGCGTAACCGCTGGCGGCTCCTTTATTGACATTGGCACGGTCACGGCGGACGAGATCACCGTGGGTGGCGACATTGATCCAAACCAGATTGTTCGCGTCGGCACCAACGTTAGCCCTGCGTTCCAAGGAATCTGGGCCGGTAACGCTAATCCAAACTCCGCTGAGTTCTCTGTTGACCTTGACGGCAATCTGGTGGCAAGCAACGCTAACATTAGCGGAACTATTCAGGCAGCCGCTGGCAGTATCGGCGGATGGACTATTGGCGCTACCCAGCTGTATAGCTCGTCTATTTATCTTGCAAACGGCGGGCGGCTGCAGATTGGTAACTCCGCCGAAATTACCAATCAGGACGGAGTGACCACCGGCAACAACGTTTTCTATATTGACGACGAGCAAGGAATGTGGATAGGAAACGCCGACATTGAGCAGGCCCCATTTAGGGTTAACTTGGACGGATCTATCCTTGCAAATAATGCAACCATTACCGATTTAAGCGTTGACTCCTTGCGAATGGATGGTCGCATTAGGTTTGGCACAACCAACGGCCGGCTTCAATCCTTTCAGGTTTTGACTAGCGATCTTAACGGAGTAGCTGCTCAATGGAATGAGGACGGCTTGCAGATTTCTGATGGAGACATCACAAACTCCAACAGGCTATATATTAACGGTAGTCAAATTCAAATTCTTGGCGCTGATGGCGAAACACTAAACGCCATTACCGCAGAGGGGATTAATGCAAGCACCATTAGATTTGGCGCACTTCCTGGCGGTTCTAATTTAATCCCAAACTCCTCTTTTGAGTTTGCTCCATTTTCACTGGGAGCAAACGGAACTCCAAACAACACCGCAGGGGTCGGGACAACGTTCAATATTACAGAAACAGGAAATACAACAACAGGATTTACAATGGTGCTAAGCAATTATGGCTACTAAAAACTTTACTATTTCTAAGGACGCTTCAGTGGTTTATACCAGCTCGGGCCAAAACCTTGGCCAGGGCGCAGGGGACAACGTCGCGGTTGGTTATATCAGCAGTACCGGTTGGCTGATGCGCGGCCTTATGGAGTTCAACCTAGACTTTTCTGGCGTAACCGCCATTACCAGCGCAACGCTTTACGTGCAGGCATATAATCGCCCTGGTCAAAACAATACAATCTGGGAAATGGGTAGCGGTATGGACATTTACCGCAACACATCTGCTTGGTCTGAGGGGACTAGGGGCGCAGATGGGGTTTGGTATAGCACAAACGCTGTTACCTGGGCAAACAAGCCTGCTTACACCTCTACAGGATTTAAGCGTATTACTACTGCGCAAATTCCAAACGCAACCCCGGACCTGGGCGACGTTTACGCACTGGATGTTACGGACATTGTTCGATCTTGGGCACCAGTTACTGTAACTGGCGGCAGCGGCTCTGCGAACCATGGCATTACACTGAAAATGGTAAACGAAACATCAGCTAACGGCGGTGGCGTTGAGTTCCGAACAAAAGAAGACAGTGCAATCAACGGCGGCTCCTCCTATGCGGGGGCCTTCATTGTTCTCACTTATGACTCTACGACTGCGCCAACTGCAACTCCATCAGAACCAACAACTACTGGTGAAGTCGCGTCAATTTACAACCTTGGCGACACAGAACTTACTTGGAGCGAGACAAGCAAAACAGCGCTTCCGGTTCTTGCCTGGTCTTACGTTGCTAACGGTGGTGGCAATCAAAAGTCTTGGCGGGTTCGAATTTATGACAACTCTACTGGCGGGTCTACCATCTTTGATTCCGGGACCGTTACGGCTTCCGGTTTTCAAACCGCAACATCTCTAAACGTTCCAAGGCGTAACTCTGGCGCAGCAGGTGAAGTAGTTGCCGAGTATTGCCCTGGTGGTGGCCTTGATGACAACGGCGGCCTATGGGCAAGCGGGTACAATGGTCTTGTCGGCGGTACTCAGTACTGGTGGCACGTCGAGGTAACTAGCACAGCAAACTTGACGAGCACCGCTACCACTAGATATCCATTTAAAGTCCGCTGGGGCCAGGAAGCATACTACTTTGACCTTGGCGCTTCATACGCAAGCACCGCCGAACACCAAACAACTATTAACTCAGCTACTGGCGGAGCTCAGGCTGTTCGCCTGTACGCGTCAAGTTCTTCCTCTACGGTTGTTCCGACGGTTTGGTACTCTTCGCTTACCGCAGCAACGCCAGCAGGCAATCAGTACATGTGGGTTCTGGTAAGGCTTGCGCAAAACGCAAATGCAACGGGAGCCCCATCAGTTTCTGGCCTTGATGCATCTTGGAATTCCTCCACAACGCAACCAGACGGATGGGCAATTGACACCACGGATGGCGCCCACACACTTGCGCTAAGCCCTTCGCACAAAAGATTTGGAACCAGGGCTGCAAAATTTACCGTCAATTCAAGCCCTGGTATCACTGCATCGGGGTCAATTAGCGCCTATCGCAATTCCCCCGGTGATGGTGTTCCGGTTAGCCCAGACACTGTTTACACTTTTTCTTGCTATGTTTACGACAACGGCGATGCCGGAGTTGGAACTACTGGAATTATCAAGCTAAAAGTATTCCAGGGCTCCGGGTCAAACGCGGCTCTATCGGCTGCTGATTTACTTGTTACCTCTGATTCGCACACATCTTTCTTGGCCGTTGACCAGGACCCAGCAACAGGCATTGGCTGGAGAAGAATGTCGGTTACATTTAGCAGTGGTGGAAATTCTGTTATTCGTCCAGCAGTAGAGTGCACAAACTTTACAAACGGAAAAATTATTTTTGTTGACGGAGCCCTTGTCGAAGAGGGCTCGGTTATCCGGTCTTACACCCCGGGAACTGTTAACTCCCCAGCCGTTGTTGAGGGGATGGGCGTTCAGATCGACGCGGCTGCTGGCGGAAAAATGCGCCTTCGCGGGTCCTCCGCTACCGCTCGCGACATTGTTCAGCTTGGAGCAAACGGTCTAAACTTTGGAACAAACACTCCGGTTTCTATTTATCAGACTTCGGACAACAGTAACTCCCTAACCGTCTCTGGGGCGCTTGCCGCATCCTCAACAATTACTCAAAACGGGACCGCCGTGAGCACCGTTGGCCATACTCATACCCAAGCAGAGTCGCACAACGCACCAGACACTGACGTTGCAACAGCCTCTTTGCACCACACAATCGGCACAAGTGCAACACAGGCCGCTGCGGGAAACCATGCGCATAGCGGCACCACTTTGGCGCTTACTGGCGACTTGACCCTGGCGGCGACAGCAATAACTGTTGGTGCAGCAAACAGCCTGAGCGTTGCGGTTAACAACGATAGCCACAGCCACACTGGAACAACGCTTTCAGGCATTACCCTTGGGACCGACACAACTGGTAACTATGTTGCCACAGTTACCTCGGCAAACTCACTTATTTCCGTTAGCGGGTCCGGCGCTGCGGGCGCGGCAGTTACATTAACTGCCGACACAACGCCATCATTTACTAGCATTACAACAACTTCGGGCGCAGAGCTTTCTGGTGCCATTGACCTCAACTCAAATGTTTCTGCTACAAGCCTTTCCGCGACATCGAACATTACTAACTCGCGGGACGTGCGCATTTTCTTTGGAACAGGTGGAGGGCTTGCGCAATGGCGCGTGTTCCAAGACTCTTCGTCGGAGCGGTACAAGACAAACATTGTATACATGGATGACTCAGACGCAATCCTTGACGTTCGGCCAGTGGCCTACCACGACAAGGCACATTACGAAGAACATGATGAGACCTCTCCCCGCCAATACGGGTTCCTTGCAGAGGATATGGCGGGAAACTTTGACGGTAGAGACTTTACTGTGTTCAACGAAGATGGAACGCCAGAGGCTATTCAATACAGCCGCCTAGGTGTGCCTCTGCACTCCGCCATGCGTAAGCTTCGGTCTCGCATTGATGAGCTTGAAGCCCGAATCGCAGAACTCGAAGGGCGTGAATAAATAACTACCTCCAGGTAAAATACTGCTGTGCCCCCTAGCGGGCATTTTAGCATGGAGGTTCTTATGGGAGTTCAGTTTAGGGTTAAGTCACAGCTTGACCACGAAGAGAAGGGCGGCATTCTTGATGATTGCGGCCCATCGTCAGTTGCAGCATGCGTTTCTTGGGTAAACAAGTACGCCCCGGGTGGAGATTTCTCTGCGGCACAGGGCATTGCGGCCAAGACCAAGGCAACAGGCAAGATTGACAAGCAGGGCGTGAGCGACAACGGCTCTACCCTTGGCGACCTCATTCTTACGGCACGTCAGCTTGGCGCAAAGGCGCGCTGGGCCAAGGACTGGAACGACGTCATCACCAGCGCCAAGAAGGGCGCGGCTATTGGCGTTTGGGTTGAGCAGCCGTTTGGCTACCCAAAGGACCTTGAAGTGTCCGAGTGGCATGAAAAGTGGAAGCGTTGGTGGTGGGTCAAGCAAAAGCAACCTACCCGCACGTATGGCCACATGACTGCCGCAGTGTGGGACCCAGAGCTTGGATGGCAGTGGGCATGCCCAACGCGATCCGGCAAGGGCAAGGAGCAGTTCGGCGTGCGAATCAGCGAGGAGACCCTGCTGAAGCTTTGCGACAGCAAGCGCCTCTCAAAGAAGCACGTTGCCCCAGCATTCAAGCACACGATCATTATTGAGGCGGGCACCGTTGTGGCTGCTGCGCCTGCACCAACCCCAGCACCAACCCCAGCCCCAGCGCCAGTTCCGGTTGTCCCGGTTCCGTGCCCTGCCTGCGGCGGTACTGGCATCAAGAAGTAATTTGGAGGTACAACATGAGCGCAATTTTTTCAAAGATTAAGTGGATTTTTGACAACACGGGCATTGACGAGGCGCTTCTCGAAGCGTTCCGCGTTGGCCTTGCAACGGGTATCGCCGTTATGCTTGCCACCGGTGCACCAATCCTCGACATGACCAACGACGACTTCCGAACGGTTGCTTCGGGTGCCATTGCGGCAACCCTCCAGGTGATCGTCCGCGCCCTCAACCCAGAGGACACGAAGTTTGGTGTCGGCAAGGCAAAGGCCGCAAAGGCTGAGGAGAAGGCCGCCCTTGCGGATACCTCCCACATTGCCGGCTCCGCCATTGACACTGACGGCGATGGCATCCCTGATGAGCTTGCTGGCAGCCTTGCTGGCGAGACCGCATGGGAAGACGAAGCCGCAAAGTAATGTGGTATAGTTGTCTTACGGCAGAAAGCCGCAAGTACAAGGAGGCCAGTAATGGTCAAGAATAACAAGGTGGCCCCAAAGGCCCCAGTTAAGCCGGCTGCAAAGCCTGCTGCGAAGGTTGCCGCTAAGCCAGCTGCGAAGCCTGCCGTTAAGGCAGCTGCAAAGCCGGTGAAGAAGGCTCCTGCCAAGAAGGCCGTTGTGGCCCCAAAGGTTGAAAAGAAGTCCCTTCTTGGGAAGGTCGGGTCCTGGTTTAAGCGTTAACGCCAACTAGGACGGCTGATACGGAGAGCGCCCCGCATGTGCGGGGCGTTTCTCTTTAGTCAAGATAAATGTCGGTGCCTGTGCCCCTGCGGTCGATCTTGGACCAACCCTCTCCCTTGAACACGACGCCGCTGAGGGAAATGATTTTGCGCATAGCTTTTTCGCAACGCGGGCAGAGATGCTCCGACTCATCGGACATTGGGTGAACGATCTCCACCACTACTTTACACTCTTTGCATGCGTAGTCATACGTCGCCATACGGCGATTATACACTACTCTTCGTCGTCAAACGACACGCGGAGCGGCATGGTTACTGCCCAGGCCAACGTCAAAACCGCAAGGGTTGCCCCTACAAAGTTGCGCGTCTCGCCGTCTGGCAGAACAATCCAGCCAACCAGAAGACCGAAGATGGTCCACGACTGGCTTACCACATCGTTAATTGCCTGCGCCAACAGGCTCTTCCACTTGCTCATTTTACAATTCTCCTCTGCCCGTTCTGGGCAACTTTTCCTTGCGCCTTGGCCTGCTGTAGCTTTGCTCCATTGACGCGCTTTGCTCCGCCGCGTCCGCCACGACCCTTGCCGCCACCGTCGCCACCGCTACCGCTAAAGCCACCACCAGAATTGGTGGCACTTCTTGCGGCAGCAGCTGACACTGCGGCCTGTGCAATAGTCGTCATGATTACTGCGGGCCCAACAACCGTGCGGGCCTCTTCTTTTTCTTCTTCGGTAATATCATTACCAAGGTTGGCAACAGTGTCAACAGCAGCGCTTACTGCCTCTCCGACTGCCGCGACAGCCTCTCCCACGGCTTCCGTAACAGCTTCTACTGCAGCGCCCGGATCAATTGGTCCAGGTGTGTCAGTAGGTACAGGGCTGGGATCAGGAGAAGGGGGCGGAGAG